TTAGAATCAGTTGGTGTGTTATTTTCTTCGATTGTTTCCAATTCTTCTTTTTGCAACTTTCTTGTTGTGCTAGAATATGTGTTCAATTCGTAAGGATGTGAACCGCCTTTGTTGTAAACTTGCATATGAATCATATGCTTCTTACCGCTTTTGTGTGTAGCAGGAATGTTTACTCGGGTTGTCTTACCTGAACCAGGACGCTTGGAATCCAATCCAATGTGCTGTGCTTTGTCATCTTGCGAAGATGTTAGACCGCTTTTAGCGTGATGGTCAAATGCGTGATTGACAGCATCAGTGTATGACTTATGTCCAGTCTTATATGACTCGCTGAACATATCAAGTTCAAATTCTTCTTCGGTGAGTTCAGCTTCTTCTGTCTGATAGCGTGTTTTTTGTGTGTGCATTTTCGCTTTCTGAAATACAGTGTCATCGCCTGTTACAATGTACATCAGCGAGTCCATTACTTTAGCAACAGCGGCACGCTCAGTTGGTGCGAGTGTTTGCCCTGCTTGTAATTTATCTAAACCGCGATGCAGCATTGGAAGTTGTGCAGGTGACATCATACCTTGACGCACTAGCATGTCTAGCTTTCTCATTCGGTCTGTCTTTTCTCCAAGCAATACGCGCTTGATAGCAGGAATATCCGACATGTGTTTCTCCAAGTATTTGTTTAATTATATTTATAAGAATTAAGAAATCACTAAATGGATTCTTGGCTCCCATCCAGCATTATAGACGAAATGTGGGCGTGTAGTGTCTAACTTATAGAAATGCTTATTTATGGGGAGATGTTCATACTGCATATTTTCAATAGTTTCTGTCGAATCTACGCATGCAAAGAACGCCTTTGGACTTGTTTTGATAGGATAATGGAATCTAGGATTAGGATCTGCGTGAAGAGGAAGCCCCATACCGGGTCCTAAACGCAGATATCTAACTCTAGTCAGTCTAAGATTGACAGCATCAGAGAGTACATCAACAGTTGCTTTGGTATACGCAGGAGCTTTCTCATGCCAAAAACTGTAACGTTCATATACTTCATCGATATTTGTTACAGTACGCAAATCAAGGTTATCAAACATGTCCGCACCCCTGAGATTTATCCCACTGCCATTAACAGTCAACAGAGAAGGCCATTCTTCGTTCCCGAAAAGGTCTGTTGTTAGTGCTTCATATTCTTCTAAAATTACTTGGTGGTCAACTAATACATCATCAATTATTTCAATCACTTTTTCTTCCGTCTGTTAACAATTCCAACGTCTGCGGGCAGCCTTGCCCCGCTCACCTGTCCATCCTCTAGATCTAGCGCAAAATGATTTACGCCTACCAGCAGCCTTGCTGCCTTTCTTCAGTTTGCTGGGGGGTGTAGTAACAGCAGTCTGTAGATTGCCCCCTGTTCTTCGGTTCTCAGCATCTACGCCTTTCTGTGTCAGACCAGCGCCATCTTCAGTAGGTCGCTTGTGACCAGACTTAATGCCTTCTTCTACTATGTATTCGATAAATGAAATCATCTTTTCTTGACCTTAAACTTCTTAGCTTTGTACTTACTCGCAGTACCGCCTTTCGTTATCTTAAATTTCTTAGCTTTTTGAGACTTTTTATTGCCTTTACTTTTTAAACGGCCAATTTCTGCTTTGCGAACAGTAGGAATCATTCGCTGTGCCAATTTAGTAACAATTGGTGCGAATCTTACTAACATTTTTTCAAGTCTCGCCTTCTCAGCGGGAGGCATTGTAGATGTATCTCTACCTCTTGCAAGTCGCTTCTTCATCATGTTTCTAGCACCGCGAGATGCCTTTCTTTTGATACGAGCTGGGTCAGATGCCATGCCTCCGCGTCGGCGTCGAGCAACAGATAGTTTTTGCTTGTTTCTTCTAGCGTTAAATCTGCGCTTCATTCTGCCTTGAATAGAAAGTTCTTCGGTAACATTAATGTCATCATGCACATCAACTTCTGTGTAGTCGTCCTCTTCATCGTACACGCCCAGATCAACAAGATCGTCATAATCCATGTTGTCTATTTCATCATACAAATCATCGATGTCTTCTTGCTTTAATCCAGTCGTTTCTATTTCATCCATATAGGACATGAAATCTTGTTCTTCTTTGACTGAAATCGGAGTCTTAATTGGCTTGATGTCTTCGGTCTTCTTCTTCTCACCGGGTGTCATCTTTTTATAGTATGCAGTAGCTTCTGGTGTGCCCCATTCGTACTTATATTCTTCTGCAACCATCTTAGCAAGTGTTCGTGCATCAACCTTAGTTGTAAGCATATCTTTGGTTACTTGCAGTGCGTAGTATTCTGGGCTGTGCCTGAGAACATTGCCTTTCTTTTTCTTCTCAGCATCCATCATCTTCTTTAGCATCTTTGCTGCTTGCTTGTACTGCATCTTGTACACTGTCCTAGCGAGAGGATCAAGCATCCATCTAGGTGCTTCTGAAATATCAGACTTAGTTCCGATTTCTTTCGTTACAGGATTAATCTTAGCAGCGAAGCCCTTTTTCTTTTCTCTCTTTTTACTCAACCGTCTCTGTTCAAGTGACTTTGCAGGCTTCAGTTTTGGTAGAGTATATCCTTCTTTTTGGCTTTGCAATTTTGCTGCAATAGCCATTTGTGTTCTTTTCTGTTTGGACTTGCCTTTGAATTGCGGTGCGTCAGACTGTCTAAAGTCCTTGATAACGTCACCCATAGACATGTCTTTTACTTTTTCGTACATGATTGTGCCGTCTTCTTTGACACAGTTAGGAACGATTCGGTCCCCTTTCCAGCATGCTTCTTCAACATCTGTCTTGACCATGATAGGCTTGCCACCTTTGCCTTTACGATCTGCAACAGGATCTTTCCTGCGCTTTCGTCTAGCAGAGGTTGCTCGGTCATCTTTGTCCATGCTGTGTGCTTTTGATCTAGGCATGCACTTAGGCTTACCTTCTCCAGGCTCTCTTGCACAATCACCTTTAATTTCTCCGTCGGTGCCAACTCTTACCCAGTCACCTTTCTTACCTTTTCCGAACCACTTTCTTAAATCTTCTTTGAGTTTCATCTTTGCGGTTAAACGTCTTTGTATAGAAGTAGGAAGTTCTTTGAAGTGAAAAAGTTTTTCGCTTGAGTCAGTGTGCTTTTCGCCAGTCATTACTTGACCTTTGTGTGCGTGTTGCAGTCCTGTCCATTCTTTGCCGTCTTTAGTGTAGTGACCTACAGATTTCCAGGAATGTTCTTCACCTTCTTTCAAGCCGCGCTGCTTCTTTTGGGATTGAATCCATCTCTTCGCTGCTGGCTTACTAGGAGGGGTGCGAATAAACTGACCTATCTTTCGATATACTGAAAGAGTAGCACCTTGGATATTTCCTGCGTTTGAGTTATCAACAACGTGAAAATTATTGTCAAACATATTTTGAAACTTACCGATGTTCTTTTGAACATCTTTCCACATACTTTCAACTTGCTTTTCAGGAAGAGTTCTTTCTCTTTTCTTATTGCGTGATTGTGCAGTGTCTAGGTCAGTATTGACAAAAATCATCGCAACTTCATACCCTAGTTTCTTTAGCGCAGTCGCTTGCTTTTGAATCTTGCCAAAGTCTTTACCAGTACCATCAATGACTAGACCTAATCGTCCATTCATGTAGCCTACTTGCTTGTTACCAGTAATCGCTTTTGCTTTTCCTCGGATTGCTTGTCCCTTATCAGAGAATATATCCTTGGGGGTTGCTTCTAGTCCCGCTTTCTTCAACAGATGCTCAAACGTATCATCAGAGTTTACTAATTTCAACCCGAATGAAGTCAGAGCCGTCTGCCCTACGATAAATGATTTACCAGAACCTGGTCCGCCAGCTAGAAAGACTGCCTTGAAGATGCCAGGATCATTTATACCTTCTGCCAACTGTACTGTGTCTTTAAATTTTTGCATACAGCTATTTATACATTTTCGAGTCTGCTCATTAAACGTTCAGCACGATTAGTTACTTGCTTGTGCCAGTTGCTATCTCTACCTTCTACAGCAGCAGTAGCCCAGTCGCCCTCAGCAATAGCGGCATTCATTTTCTTGAATTGGCTGAGTCTTGGACGACCCATGTTAAACATCATGTTAACCAGGATCTGTTGGACCTCATCTGGATACTCTCCAAAGCTCCCTTCTCCGTATAGATGTTCACACTCGGAGATGGCAGTGTCAAGGTCTCGTTGAAAACACGCCCTAACTCTTTCTTCGTCAATTGGAGTTCCAACTGGCCTTCCGAATTCCTCGTCACTTTCTGTGATAAGATGACCGACTCCAAAGGTTGGATAGCCGAGGTGGTCGTTATAGATGACATATTCTACACCTTCGTCAATTTTTAGTTGTTCAAATACTGCGTCACGGTTCATAGGTGCTCCTGTAAAAATTTGCTGAATGACTGATATCTAGAGTCGCCTTCTTTTAATTGCATTCCCTGCCGTACAGCGTTGAACATTTTCTTTGCCGCTGCGTCACGCGCTCTGGGATTAAGGCCCTTCTTAAAATTTGTATAATCGTTTTCTGATGCGTATTGACGCATCTTAGTCCCACTGATTCCCGCCACACCCTCAGCATCAGGATCTCTTTCTCCTGCTGAAACTACTTTAACCTCTTTGAAGTTGAAGTCTTTGCCGTTGTACCTATCTATGAGTCTCTGGAACTCTAACACTCTGTCAGAGCCAGCGATCATTACAACATGGGTGTAGCCTTCCTGATCCATCTTCTTCAAGTGTGCCATAAAATGAGGTTGCGCCTTAGAGGACGCCTCGAATTTTACGTTTGTATGTATTGACTTTAAGTAGTCGATCTTCTGTTGTGCAGTGAGAGGATTCTTGTGCTTGTCTTGTGAGTGACTTACTATGACTCTATGGTCAGCGCGGCGTTTCTGTGCCTCACTCACAACCTTATCAACAAGTTTGCTGTGTCCTGTCGTGGGCGGGTTCAGTCGCCCGAATGCGAATACTATCTGCTTCATCTATCCCATGCCTTAATTGCAGTAAAGTTGTTAAAACTAAATTCCATACGATCAACAAGTTTGACGGCTGAACCTGAGATTCTATCGATAGCGACATACCCTTCAGGAGCAGTTACCTTGAACCCATTTGCAGTTCTGATAAACGTACCTGCAAGTTGTTTTACCTGATTCAATTTATTTGTGATCATTTCCTTTGCTGCAACAACCGCTATTTGAAATTCAGTCACTGCAACAAGTAACGGCTGTAGCCGCTTCAATTCGTTCAGCATTGCATCTTTTTTCTGTGTAAGCACATCTTTAGATGATTGCTGCTTTAGCTTTCCGATCTCAGAATCATACTTAGTAGCTACCCATTTCAGATAGTCACTTGCGTGTGATTTAGAATTTGTAACTTGCTGTTGTCCGCGCACTTTAGAGTTCTGATACGTCTTATAACTTGCACCTATCATTTTACCCTGCATGCTGGCTTGCAGTGAATTAAAGTTCTTTAATTGTGCTGCGTTCACACCGCGCAGTTTAGTTCCTATGGTAGAAATCAATGCAGTAATCGCAGTGGTCTCCGCCTTAGTAAACGTAGCAGTACCTGACTCATCTTTATAAGTCGCATCATCCATCCATACAGATGAAGACTTCCTAAGACCTTTGATGTTGGCACCAAAGGATGCTGTCATATCCTGCAGCGAGTTTCCCGAATACGATGTGTGCCATACGATACCTATCTTGCTTTGTTTAATTTTTACGTCCAGTGGCGTCCCTACTGGGACTGCATAGACAATTGTATTAGGTTGAAAAGTCGTGTATCGTTGTCCATCTATCGTGTCAGATTCCAAGTCGCTTGAAGTAAACATCAAGTCGCCTTGCAATACGTTTTTGATCCCTAGCTTGCTAAACTCAGCTAATGCTATTTTAAACTTAGGCTTGAGTGAAACGGGTAGCTTAGGATCAGAGTCTATCTCCTTGTTGCTTTTATATAGCAGTGGAGTCTTATTGAATACAGATTTCTTAGCGACAAAAAATTTGCCGTCGGAAGGATCTGTACCAGCAAATATTGCGGGTGCGCCATCCCATTTTACTGTCATGTTGACAGAGGATCGGGAAGATCCTGCAAGCATGTCGCGCAGTGAACGTAAAAAGTTTACAGCCGATCTTGCACCAACGATACCAAAGTTTAGGATATCATCTTCTAGGTGCTCTAGGTGTAAATTTTTGCCTTGGGCATCTTCGGTGATGTATGTACTTAGCGATTTCATGTTATTATTTATAACGATCTCAGTTTTGCAATTATCATATCTGCAATGATTTTATGCCCCAATTCATTAGGATGATTGTCACCTGGTATGAAGTAATCGTGCTGTACATTGTTCATTGCATTTTTGTCAGCTACCCTTAGATTGTCTTCCCAAACTTCAGTGCCCAATAGAAGGTGTGTCAAACTTTTTTTGCGATCCAAGAATACTGAATCAGGTATGTCAAAGAAAGGTGCAATCTCTAGGTTGCCATAGTTATGTGCCAAGACAAGTTTCATTCCTTTGTCTTTAGCTAGATTGATCAGAGTATAGATGAACAGTGAGTGATGATAGACGTACCATTCTCTATAGCTGTGTATTTCGAGAATCGAAAGTTGTTCAGGGCAGTCGTTAAAAATGCTTGAGGTTTGATAATCGCGTTGAATATTGTACCATCGAGTATCGGGGGGAATGATTACTACAAGTGAATCACCTTCTTTAAATTCGGGGCTTTGTTTTAATACATCTGCTGTTACATGACCCATTGAAGATGCAGAAATACCTTTGTTGATGACTTCACCCTCAAAATGATCCGAGAATCTTTTTTCCTTTTCTTTTAGACCGTATCCTGCAGCCCAGCTATCCCCGAATACCCATATCATTCATCCACTTCCTTTTTCTTTCTTGGAGTCTTCTTCTTGCCTTTCTCGTACAGGTTCAGTTCTCTCTCTAAATGTTTTATTTTGATTGCCATTTCCAGTTGCTCGGCAGCCATCTTGTTGATTCGATCATTGTACTCTTGATCCTGTAATTCCCAAGATTTGTTCTGCCGTACAAGTTCTGCATATGATTCAGTCAATTCAGCGTTCTTCTCTGCTAACATTCCTACACGTTGCACATATAAGCCGTACAAGTCGGCGTGTTCCCTCATCAAAAACTCACGGATATCTCGCAAGCGTATCAATTCTTTCTCTTCATTCTCTATCATATTAATTTTTCCCATTCAAAATCAATGAACGATTTAGTTTCCCACTGGCTGCGAGTCTCATTGCGCGTACCAATTATACTATTTAGCACTTCTAATTCGTCTTTGTAAATTCTAGGATGATACATGATCATGTTTTCATTGTCATATGTTGGCTTGTCTACATCGTTGGTCATTACACTCTTTCTTCTGCCACGTTTGTCAATGAGTACATTTGGCATGAGAGTCTTTACCATATAGGTGCTAAGTTTTTCAAGAAACATTTTGTCGCCGTAGTGCATCCCTGCGTACTCCTCATCATATCCGTATGATTCTAAGAAGTCTTTACGTCTGATACAAAAATCATTGATTGATTCTTCACATCTACCTATGTAGTCTTGCTTAAAGTTTCTCCAGAAGGTAAAGTATTGTTTCAGTGTCGAGGTCTGGGTTGCTTTGAATAATTCGTATGCAACGCCTTGATCCATGTACATATCGATATCAGTAAAATAGCACCACACAGTTTTAGATTCCTGTGCAGCTAGATTCCTACAGCCATGAGAGTTGAATCCGATGTCTTCTTTTACACGATATAGGGATACAGGTAAATCGTCAGCATAGAGTCTAACGATTGGTTCGGCGGGGTATTTCATTGAGCCATCATCAACAATTAGCAGAGAGGTGAAATGATCCTTATCAAAATTCTCTAATAGTTCTTCTAGAAATTCTGGCTCGTTATAATATGTTGTGATGTAGGTAATGTCAGGGTGACCATACCAAGGCCCTTTCATCCAGTAGGACCCCCGATCTTGTTGTTCACCTTTTGTACAATGTCACGCACCTTAACAGACTTTGGATCTTTCTTTCCATGTGTACTTGCTAGTGCGCTATTAGGATTCGCATCTGAGATTTTAGATAGGACTTCCTTGAAGCCATTATCAGTCTTAGTTCTATCACCGGTGCCATGAACGGTAGATGGTGCACCTGATAGAAATCTTTCTATGTGAGGATTTTCTTCAAGATAGTCCACTGATGATTGCCATGACATTATAGCATCCCATTCTTCACCAGTGTCTTTATTTCTAAACGAGTATGTTGGCATTCACGGTCTCCATTGAGTATCATTTATATATAACGCCGTAGCGAATAGATTGCCGCCAGTACCTGTCTCAGAGATTGTCTTCTCAGTCAGTGTAGCCGCATGACCTAGATCTTTCGGTAAGCATTTGCCGCCAAACCCTGCCTTGCCATCGGGACCTGGTACGTCCCAGTGAGAGTTTGCGAGTACAGGATCGTCTGTCAGCATCTCAGATAAGTCGCTGTAGTTCACCCCTGCTACCTCGCATGCCTCGCTCAGTTGATTTGCAACAGCCACAGTCATAGCAAGTGCAGTATTTCTAGCGACCTTATACATGCAAGCAAGCTCACTATTGACAAACAAGATGCGTTTACCTGTATGCAATGCATTCATTAGATTGACTATTCGGCAGTTTGCAGCGCCTGAAGGAATCGGCAACCAGGGCGCAACGGCTGCTACTTTAGCACCAAAGATTAGTGGAAGCGCAGGATCATCAACATCGGACTTCCAAGAGCTTTCACGCAAAAACTCAGGCATGAAAATTGTTCTCTCAGGAAATCGATAGACATGGTCAGGGCCAAGAGTAGACCGGATGACAGGCACACAAGTGTTAGGAAGTATAAGGGCTTCCTGAACGGCAACACTTGCGTCTAAGGCGCCTGTCTCCGGATTAGTCGGAGTAGGAACACATATGAATGCAAACTCGATCTCATCCCATACAGGATCGTCCAGCTCAATCGAATACCCTAGTAAAGGGTCATGAATAAAAATTTCACTGTCGCCTCGTTGCAACAGGTATTCAGTTGCTTTTCCGACGAAGCCGTAACCTATAATTGCTACTTTCATAATGTACTCCTAGAAAATGGTGCCGTCTGAGGGAGTCGAACCCCCAATCTACGCATTACAAGTGCGTTGCCTTACCATTGGGCCAAGACGGCTTAAAAACTTTTTCCTTCAGCATATCGTTGTCTACGATAATGCCTTCCGTTTCCTTTATTCTTAGCCTTATATGTATCTGTCTGGCTGTGGCAATTAGGACATATAAGGCTCAAATTTTCTTTCTTGTCGTTAGTGCTGTTGCCATCTATATGCTCTAACTCTAACACAATTGGCTTTTGGTTCCACTCAGTAATTCCGCACTCCCAGCAACCTTCCTTTTGCTCACTAAGATACCGTTTAATCGTTCCCTTAGCAGTGGTGCCGTTTTCTTCCCACTCACGAATGCGTTTTTTATACTGATATTCTTGTTGACATTTGTTGTCACAATATGTATTAGTATAACTGTAGCCTTTCCATTTATTAATTTTGCCGCAATGTTGGCAGTTGTAATCTTGCATAAACACCCCCTGTTATAGAGCTATTTATACATTTGAAGTACTCTACCAACTATGCGGGCAAAAGGCCCAGTGTTACCACCAGACCTCTTTTACTTTCTTATCGCTTTTGACAACAAGAACTGGCTTGTCTTGAGCGATGTTATTTATACGCCGATAGTAGATTTTATCCATATCAGAGAATTTTACGCCGTCAAAATCAGACTTTAGATTTAAGACGGCGAAGTCACCCTTAGCTTGGTTCATTGATTACTGGAGCCTCTTCAGTTTGAGTAGGGATAGCAGACACAACCGTGACTGCTGGTTTACGAGGACGCGCACTAGTGACACCACGATACGCAACACGGGCAACCGCCTCACGCTCTTCAGGAGTCTTGGGGAGTCCTTGTTCTAACATCCACGCAGCAGCTTCAATGCGCGTCATGGGTGATGGGAGTGCAACAAAGTTGACACCTGTGTTGCTCTTTAGCTTTTTGATACGACCTATAAGATCGTTGCCGAAACGTGCCTTAGTGACACCTTTTTCAGTTACTGACAAGCCTGCGACTGTGAATGTTTGATTTGACATAATGTTTTACTCTCAATTGTTTAATATAGTATATTATAAGCGATTTTGGTGATTAAAGCAACCTTTTTTTCACCCGTTTTTAGAACCTTTTGTTATAAGAATCTGACCCGTTATACTCAATATAATCGATAAATCCTCTCCCAAATAACGACAGGGTGTACTCGGAATGAATACCTGTAACGATAGAAGTGCCTTCTTCATCACCGAAGAAGTCCAGGATCTCTTGTATAGCTACAAATTCGACGATAAACCCCTTGCTATTACTGACTTCCATCATGCATACTCTCCTAGATACTGACGGGTGATCTCTTCCAAGGTCTTTTCAAACCCAACCAATTCAAGCCTTGATAGACTCGGCGGTCCTGCAGCAACCTCAAAGTTGCCTATTTTCGACATTAGTGCCTGGCGCACAAATCTTAGCTGACTTTCAGACAGGGATAACTCTATTTGCTCTTCCAAAACGATTCCTTTTTCTCAATTTCAGAGTACATTATAAGCGGTATTGGAGCTTAACGCAACCTTTTTTTGCGTTATTTTCGATGTTTTTTAGAACCTTTTGTTATATGCTTATAACCTAATAGAATCAATAACTTAGGTGTTTAGTACCCGCTAGACCACTCAGAAAACTCATTTTCCTTGACCAAAACAAGGTTAAATGTGCCAGTGATAACCGCCGCACCAGTACCAGCAGTAACTCTTAGGTCAACATCAGTCTTCTCCGCGAGTGTGACTGGGATACCAAAGATATATTCATACTGACCGCCATATGTTGCGCCCTTGTGCATTGTTCTGAATACACCATTTGGTTCTCGCATGAGCAATCTAGATTTGATAGGAGAGTTAGCACTACCAGCGAATTCATAATGCATCACTAGCCCTAGGTATCCTGCTGGAACAGTATAGACACCCATAAGTGTCTGCCCCTCACCCGCATTGATCTGAGCGACTTTGATCCCTACAGCAGAGCCGTAATGTGCTGAAACATCCCCTACTTCTTGTTGTGAAGAAGTGTTGTACATTCTAAACAATCTAATATAAGTGTTTTGAGATGCTACAGCGGTTATTGTTGGGTCAGTAGCGTCAAGGGTGACTGTCTCTGATTGTATATTGAAGTCTGCATCAAGACCCTCAATAAAGAGTGTAATGCCCGCATCATCTGCATCATCTGATTTGAGATATACATTTGCGGCACCGAGATCCCATGTAGTAGCCCACGGATATAAAGAAGAACCGTCCCAAACAGTTTCTTCTACGCCATTTGCCGGAGCATTGTTTCCGGCAAATTTGTGAATGTGGATGGCATTGCGGAGTTTACCTCTCGCAAGGTGTAGTCTCCAATCGTCACCAAATAGAAACGTAGACATTAGTTTTTACCGTTTTGATATGCATTCGCACCGAAGAATGCGGAGACTAATGCTGCAATAGCAACAAAGTAGGTAGGTGCTATGTCACCTATGATCTTAGCCGCAGAATCTAGGCCGAACAGTGAGGTGCAGAAGATGCCGAATGGGTAGAGTAGCATGCCAAATAGAGCGAACCAAGTCATCTTACGCATCGCATCCCGTTGTGCGTCTTCGTCTTCTAGCCGCTTTTTCTTGGCGTCTAAATCTAGCGCATACTCTTCAGCAGAAATATGTCCGTCGCCATTAATATCAATCTTATCGGCGACTGCTTTATCTACTGTGACTTGTGTTTCTTCTGACATGCTACTCTCCTAAAATAGTTTAACTATTTATAAAATTTGAGAGTTTACCTTTCGATGTCCGTTCCATGCAGCGAAGCCGCCGATTCGCAGTGCCCAATATGCAAGATTGTTCAGGAAGTGAAATCCATTCTGTTCAATACCGATGTCACGGAACAGCGCGTCAGCCTCTTTCTGTGTCATTGGCGCAGAAGTTTCTTTCTTACCTTTCTTCAGAAGCACGGTGTATTTGTAAACATAGTCATGCACTAAGCCGCCTATGAGCAACACGCCTGTGGGTGACAACCAAGATGCTAGAAACTTGGGAACAGAGGCACCGTCGAATACGAAGCCCTTAGGCACTACATAGTTTTCACCGTTGACTGAGAAGTTCCAGTCTTTAGCAATTTCCCACTTGCGAGTACCAAGAAGCCATAGCTTAATCGCACCCCAGAATCCTTTACCTGCTGTCTCAATTGTGACAGGTTTCATACTAGGCATTTCTTTAAATGATAACCCTACAATATCTTCTTCTTGGTCAACACCAAATAAGTTGATAACCCAGCCCGTTAAAATCAGGACTCCTGCGATGGTGAATTGCCACCATGTTACTAATTGATCGACGATGAATTCCATTATTGCTTCTCCTCTATTGTTTCAGTTTCTTTTGGTTTGCGTTCAATTGCACCTTCGTAGTATGCTATGATCGATTTTTGCTGTTCCATATATCGTCGGATCTCGGCAATATTCAGAGCCAGAGTTTCATACGATCTTACACTGAAGGCGTAGAACACCCACTCTTGTCCGTTATCTTTCTTATATGTTTTTAGGAATTCGTCCCAGTTTTCTTCAGTCACCACATAGATTTGTGGGTGATTAAGATCTACTGGCTTAGGAGAAACTTGTAGAGGAATCTTGTTCTCGACAAACTTAGTCTGGATGACAACCTCTGGTTCAGGTGGTTGTCTATTTAGAAGTGAGCAGCCGCTAATTACTGGTAGTAGTAGAAACAGCGCCGCTGATAGTTTCAATGTCATCCCATACCTTCTTTGTAGCGTTGTTGACTCGCTTTTCAATCATCCCAGGCTTCTTCAGACTGAGTAGTGAGAGATCATGCCGTTGTAGTTTGCCTCGAAGTTTATCAGTATATACTTCAGCTTCTTGTAAATTCACTTGCAATTCAGAATTACGCTCACCCATTTCAACAGCGAATTCCTGCGCTTGCTCTAATGCTTTTTGATTTTCTTCGGCAACAATCTTCAGCTTCACATTGTTCTCGCGTAGAGTTTCAATGCGTTGTTTCATATCATTGTACTCCCGATACACGCCGAAGCCGACGGTACCGAGTAAGCCGAATATTAAAATGAATGCATAAAGTTTAATCATGACTGTATTTATAACTGCTAAACTTTGATACTCGAAAAATCGCCTAACCGACTTCCGAATGCGCCTTTGTCAAAAGCAGGACCTGGATCAGGCTGACCAGAGTCATGTATTGTCTGTTGAACCGATTCATCTAAGTCATACAGTCGCATTTTTCCTCTATCAATGCCTAGCATGAACCGCTTGTTTGTCGTAGGATCGCTGTATCGATTCTTCAATTGCTTGACCATTAACTGATTCATCTGCTCCAATTCTTCAGTGCTTATCAGAGCGAACATCAAGTCAGCAGTAGCAGGCAATCCGAATGATTCAGATGTATCTGTCAGTTCCACGTCACTATTAGCGTAACCGCTGCGTGTAGTCTGTGTAGCAGTCACTATAGGCACATTCGCCTCTACAGCAAGCCCTCTAAGCTCTTCAGCAATCGATTTGATGATAGTATAGCTGTTCGCAGCAGTACCCGCTCTGAACCTACTACTCGCGCAGATATTCAGATAGTCAATAAAGATTATATCAGGCGTGAAATTTCGCTTGATCTTTAACTCATTAAGTAAAGCCTTGAAGTGCCCTGCGTGTGCTGATGCAGTAGGGTATTCTTTGATCACTAAACGCCCATCGATCTTACCGCTAATCTTACTGATTCGATCATCGAACATTTTCTTCGGCATATCTTTGAGATCCTGAATCGGGATGTTCATCATGTTCGCATCGATACGTTCAGCGATTCTTTCTTCTGCCATTTCTAATGTAATGTAAAGTACGTTCTTGCTTGCCGAGATTGCAGCCGCTGCCATATGACACATGAACAATGACTTACCTACACCAGTGCCTGCAAGTGCTACGTTTAACGTCTTATTAGATAACCCACCCTCAGTGATCTTGTTGAAGTACTCTAAGTCAAAAGGAACTTTCTCCTCCAGCCTATGATAGAAATCATATCGATCATCAGCATTTTCAATGTAGTCATGACCTACGTTTGTGTCAAAGCCTACTTGCAATGCCTTTTGAAGCAAGCTAGGTAATGCATCAGGACCCATCTCTTTGTTTGTGCCATCGATAATTTGAATGCTGTCCATGATAGCATTGTAGATCGCTTTGTCTTTACAGAAGTTTTCAGTCTGATCCAAGAGCCAAGCCATGTCAGCTTCACGATCAACTTGAAGTCCATTGATTGTAGACTCACATTTCAAATAGATATCTTCAGACACCGATTTGTTATCTTGCAGGGCAATTAGCAGCGCACCTTTTGTAGGTGTGCCATTGTATTT